TGATTTTAGAAAATTTTTGTTGAGTCAAGATCAATATAAAGATTATAATTTTGATGGTTCTAACATGTCGATTATTCTTGACCTGTTGACTTACAACACACACATTAATGCTTACTACTTGAACCAGATTGGAACAGAGTCTTTTCTTGATACGGCCAAGTTAAAAGAGTCGGTAGTTTCTCATGCCAAAGAACTTAATTTTCTTCCAAGGTCCAGAAACTCCTCAAGAGCAACTATCAACATATCGACAACTGGCCCTATCAATGATGGCACAAAAATTATCAACAAGTTCACTACTTTCAGTACCGTTTTGGGATCGAACACATTAACATTTTCGACTGACCGAGATATTACTGCTGTTAATGATGGAACAGGGAACTTTATTGCAAACAACGTAAATATTTTTGAAGGGACTGTAGTGACCGAATTTTTCGATGTCACGTCCTCAAACACAAAGATCGTTGTCTCTTCTGCCAATGTCGATATTGATAGTTTGGATGTTGTCGTTCAAAACAGTTCTTCTGATTTAGCAAACACACAGTTCAAAAGAGCGGAAAATCTTTTTAACTTGACTCCTACGTCTTCGGTATTTTTTGTTCAGGGGTTCGGTCAAGACAAATACGAAATTGAATTCGGAAACGACATCACAGGGAAAAGGCTCACACCCGGAAATATTATTCGTTTAAGATACAGAGAAACGCTGGGTGAGGAGGGCAATAATGCAAGAACCTTTACATCTAGTGATGCAACAATCACTCCTACAACAGTTTCAAGATCCTCTTTGGGTGCCGAAAGAGAGTCCATAGATTCTATTAGATTCAATGCTCCGAGAGTGTTTGCCACACAAGACAGAGCCATAACTACAGAAGACTATAAGTCTCTGGTCAAAAATAAATTTCCCACTATCGAAACGTTGAACGTTATTGGTGGCGAAAAGTTAAATCCGCCTAGATTCGGTAAAGTTGTTATTATCCCAAAGCCGTTTAACTCGACAGTGGCTAGTCAGTCCCTGAAAGATTCTATTGTAGATTTTCTTAGAGACAAAACTTCGATAAGCACAGAGGTTATCACGGATGATCCTAAATTTATTGTTTTGGATATTAAAACCTCTGTCAGATACAATTCTACTCAGACAACCAGAGGTGAAGAAGATTTGAGATCTTCTGTTCTCAGCAACATTATTCAGTTTGGAACAGACAACTTATCTGAATTCGACAAAGATTTCAGGTTCAGTAAACTTCTGACGACAATTGATAATACTGATACAAGTATTTTGTCAAACAACACAACTGTAAGGATGGCTAAAGAAATTTCTCCTTTTGTTGGAACTACGAGTAACTATGTTTTAAATTATAATAACGCTATTGAAAAAGGTTCCTTTAGCTCTTCATTGTTTAGACTTAATATCAACGGTGTAAATTTTGAAGCGTCTGTTGAAGATCTGAATGGAACAGTGAGACTTGTTTCTTCGACAAGAGGATCTAAAGAGGTTTTGAACTTTAATCTTGGGACTATAGACTATGATAGTGGTCTCATTAACTTAAATAATTTTGTTGTGAGTGGTTACTTCTCTAGGGGAAGAGTTGCTTTTGGCGATAGAGTGCAGTTCTACGCCAGTAGTGTTACACCAGATATTATCGTGGATCAGGATCAAATTATACTAATTCAGTCCCTAAACACTTCCGTAACTATAAATGGACAAACAACAGATGACTGATCGTTTCACCAAAAGTGAGAAATCAACAAACCATTTTGTTAAATCTCAGTTTCCAGATTTTTTTCTGGACGAAGGTGAGGGAATTGTAAATTTTATAGATGCCTATTACAGACATTTTTCTGCTAATACTGGCAATAAAATTCGTGATCTTCAGTTTCAAGGTGATATCGACACAACATCTAACACAAATTTAATTAAGTTTAATAACAAGTACACCTTTGGATCTGGTAGATTTATCAAGGAGCTTCCAGCAGTAATAACTGGTGATCTTAGATTCATCATCAAGCACATCAAAGATCTTTATAGAACAAAGGGTACAGAAAGAGGTATTAAACTTTTTTTCAGACTGTCCTTTAATGATTCCCCAGAAATTTTTGTTCCCGGAACAAGACTATTTCGTGCTTCTGATTCTAGATTCAATCGACCAGACATTATTGAAATATTTTTGGGAGAAGGGAACAGTTTTGGAACACTGAACAATTTCCAAGGTAAAGAGATATTTGGTTCTCTTTCTGGTGCCTCTGCAATAGCTAAATCAGTTTTCAAAAAAAGAATCAACGGAAAAAACTTTTTCTACATAGAATTAGACAACGTTCAGGGTTCTTTTAGAAAAGGTGATAAAGTTGTTTTTAGAGGTGCTACGGCAATAGACAAAACTACGGCACCAAAAGTTATTGGACCGATTAACGGCATTGTTGTTGAAAGTGGCTCAGAAAATATTCCTTTGGGAACAACATTTGAAGCATTGCCGAATAGAACTGGTGTGAGCCTTAAAGCTTCTGTTACAGAACTTGAGAGGATTTTAGGTACATTTAAGCTTAGGGGTGTTGATGGGTATGGATATTCATCAAAATCTAACATTATTATAACGAGAGCGCCCGGAGAATCGAACCAAATTGACAGAGGTAAATTTTCTGTAGTTCTAAATGGAAGTTACTCAACTCATGTTATTAACGGTGATTTGTTAAAGGTATTTGATTCTTTGACTATCGGAACAGCAAACGTGAATAGTTATCAGTTCGATAGCTCAAATTCTTTAAATGCTTACAACGTGTCGCCTATCGGTGATATTCTTTCCAATGAAGAGAGAACATACGGTGAAATTTTAAGAATTGATGTTAATGAGGAGCCGAAGAACTACAACGGTGTAACAAAACCATTTGTTGCCATCAAAGATCTAGTCTTTAGTGCTAATCAGGTGGGTAACTGCTCTTTAAGCAACACTTTACTTGTTTCAACAAATCAAATTTTCAGTAACGGCTTGATAACAGTTGCTAACACGTTGTCTGGAAATGTTACACTGTCCCTATCGAACAACAAAGTTATTGGTACAGGGACAAACTTCACACAAGACTTTAAAGCACACGATGTTTTGAAGGTAATGACAGACGAAGGGCTTCCCACTTTCCATAATATCGATAGTGTTACTAACACCACGTTTATGACAATAAGACAAGAATCGGCTTACGATATCACAAACAATGATTATTCAAAGGGATTCTTAAATTTCATAAAACTTATTGATGGAGATGGAAAACAAACTGTCAGGGCGGTCAATAATTTCATCAACAGTACCGCTGTCTACTTAGATGACAAAGTTTTGGGTGGAGAGTTAAACTTAGATAATCCTTCTTATACGATAAGAATAGGATACAATACTTCTAATGTTAACTTTAGCTCGATAAATGATCCTTTAAAGTCTAGAGTTAAAACTGGCGTAACGTTTACAGATATTGAAACAGGGCTTGATGCGGACTTTGATTATAGAATTGCTTCAAGTGAAGGTTCTGTTTCGGAAATGAATATCATTAACGCTGGGTTTGGTTATAGGCCCGGTGAAGAAGTAAGAATGAGGTCAGAAAATCTTACGCCTAAAATCAATATCGTTGATCTTGATGGGAGGGGAATTGGTGCAGAAGCCTTTGCTATCCTGAATGATGGGAAAGTCACAGATGTTATCGTCACAAAGGGCGGCTCTGGGTATGTCTCTCCTTCTGTTACTGTTGTTGGGGGAACTGGATCTGGAGCCACACTTACAGTTACGAATTCTGGAGGTGTCATAACAAGCATTGCTGTTGCAAATAATGGTTCTAATTATTTTGAAACTAAAGACATAAATATTAAAATCCAAAAAGGTGGTCAGTCTATTTTAGAAGGCAGACACTTAACCATTAACTCAGAACTAAATCAAAAAATTAAAATTCAAGATAGTGACTTTTGGCAAGAGTATTCTTACGAGATCGAATCAACCATTAATAATGAAAAATATGAAGGTATTGTTGACAGCTTAATTCACATGTCAGGTAGAAAATTCTTCACTAAAAATGTTATTAAGGATGATGCTAAAAGTTCGGTAAAAATTTTAGAGGAGAGCGTCACAGCTAGTGGCGTGTAAAGAAATGGGTACAACTACAAGATCTTTATCACATAATTTGGGAATGATCACTGAGCTTTCCACATATACACAAAACGTTTACATCTTTGTCTCTAAAACACATGATAACAATGATGAAAACGTGAAGGAAACTGCAAATACCGAAAATTATTACACCTCTATACACAATCCCATTCGTGAAATGGTTTTTGGTAAAAAGATTTTGCCGACTGATGTTTCTCCGGTTGTCGAGAGATATAATTGGACCTCAAACACTATCTATCAGGCTTTCTACAACAAATCTAATACTCTCTTTACAGTAAATGAAAGTGATACAGAAAAGTCTTTCTTTGTTTATACTTCTTCTGGAAATGTTTACAAATGTATTGACAACAATGGATCGTCAGAATCAACTGTAGAACCCTCTCACGTAGACCTGACACCAAGAGAAGAATCTGATGGATACTTGTGGAAATATATGTATTCTGTTCCTTCTGGGTCAAAATTTATTACGGATGAATATATTCCTGTTGTTTCGAACACCGAAATCGGGGTCAATTCAAAACAAAGTATTGATAGAGTCTTTTTAAAATCTGGCGGCAATAATTACGTAGAATTTACAAATGGTAGTGTACAATCTGTAATTTCTTCCTCTCAGTTTATTATTGAAAATAAGACTTTATCATTTTCGAATGGTCTTGTTTTTACGCCTGAAAACAATTTCTTCAATAACAACTCTATTCTTTTGTTTGAGCCGGGTGCAAAAGCAAACGGTAGCTTATTCACAGTCAACACCTATAACTCCTCAACACAGCAGGTAGGAATTGACGGTTCTCACACATTCACAGGTTCTACGAAATATGAAATCACACCAAGAATAAGAATTGTTGGTGATGGAGCTAATGCAACTGCAACAGCCGTTGTTGATGGCACGACAAAATCGATCACTCAGATAGACATAAAAGCCTCTGGCGATTCTTATTCTTTTGCTAATGTTGTTATTGACTCTAATACTGGAACAGGTGCAACGGCAGAAGCCGTGATCGCTCCCCGTAAAGGTCACGGTCATGATCCCCATGAGGAGCTTGGTTCTGATAAGATCATGTACGCTATCACTGTTGAGGGAAATGAGTCTAACACCATCACAGCAAACCTTCAGAATGGTTTTAGAACTGTTGGCATTCTTTCCAATCCTTCACCAGCAAATGTAGCATTTACCGGGACGGTTTCTGTGACATCTGGTCAGAATATTATTACCGGAACGGGAACAGAATTCGAGTCAGTTTTCACAAATCCTTCTCTGGGACCAGTGGCAGGTGCTACTTTATCGGCAGTGAATACTGCTATTTTGTCAAACACTTCTGCTTCGAATACCGACCAAGCATCTAATATTGTAGAACTCTTTAATGAGTTTAATAAGCAAATCACCAATCAACAGGCTTTAAACGAAACTATTATCGTTGAAGGCCGTGATTTTGATGAATCTTACGATGTTCTAAGTGTTTCATCTAACACTGTTATTTACGCCAGAAATCCTTTTGCCGGAACCCACACAAATGTTCCCTTTAGAAAGGCGTACAAGGCTAACACCTTTAACAATATCATCAGACTGACCGTAGATCAGGCTGATTTGTTTAGTAACGGAGAGGTTATTACTTCTCTTGATAAGCAATATTTCGGAACTTTGGTGACACAATCTGCCAATACTTTAGCCATTGTTGGAACCAAATTTCCTTCAAACATAACTGTTCAAGGTAATGTCTCAGAAAACTCTGCAAATGTAGTTGTTTCTGAAGTTTCAAATACCTTTGTAGACGGTTTGTATGGTCACTTATTGTATATAAATAACATATTGAAGGTGTCCAAAACAGACACAAGCAACGTAGAATTCAAAATTGTAGTTAAGGTTTAAGATGTCTGATATCAATACAAATCTCAATAATGCTCCTTACTTTGACGATTATCTAGAAAATAAGAAGTTTTATCGGATTCTCTTTAAGCCGGGAACTTCAGTTCAGGCAAGAGAGCTTTCCCAACTGCAAACAATTCTTCAGAGACAGATCAGTAGATTTGGTTCTCATGTTTTTAAAAATGGATCCATTGTTGATGGAGTAAACCCTACAGTTCTCGACCAAGCCCACGTTATTCGTGTCAAAAATTCTTATACAAACAACAATGTTGTCGATCTTGAAGCAATTTTAAATTCTTCTAATAACCTTTTCCTGACCTCTCAGTCCAGTGATGTTGAAGCTAAAATTCTCAATCAAAGGGAAGGATCGGAAGCAGAAGCACCTAATACCAAAAGGTTATATGTAACTTATACTAGTGTAGATGACACTAACACAAAGACTGCTGTTGGTAATGTATCTATTGTTGAAAACTCGAATACAGTCACAGGAACTGGCACATCCTTTAATAGTTATGCTGTTGGTGATTTCCTTACTATCTTTGAAACGCCAAACAAGAGAAGAGTTTCATTTCAGGCTAAGATTGATAATATTGCAAACAATACTTCCTTGACATTAAACAGAAGACTTTCTTTTGGTAACACAAATGTTACTTCAAATAATTTTACTATTCATAGAAATCTTACTGAGTTTGGTGTTCTTGGAACAGCCGGATCTCCAGAAATTCTTGATGTTATTGATAGAACAGTAAGAAATTCTCAAGCTAACACAGTAAACACTTCGGTATCTGCCAATACATTCCTTTTAGATTTTTCTGTAGCAAATACAGATACTTTAAGTGTATTTGTTAACGGTGAAGAACAAACACCCACTCAAGACTATACTCCCAACACAACTCATGTTGTTATGGCTTACGACTTGAGAAATAATGAAGTAATTTCTTTTGTTGAAGAATTAAATACTGTAAAGTTTTCCGGCCTCCAGTGCTTCAAGTCGGCGTCAGTACAAACATCTCAGAGAGCTACTGTTGCATCTAATGAAGAGGGTGTTGTTTTCCATAAAGGACAGTTCTTAAACATCGATCCGGGCTTTATTGTTGTTTCGGACAGTGTTGATGGTGCTAACAATGCCGTAGTGGCAATTGATTCTAACGAGTCGATTGTAACGTTTAAATCTGACACGTCTCTTCTTGATAATGCTGCTGGTTTTGCCAATGAAGTTGCTCCGGGTGCTGACAGATTAAAAATTGATCCATTTATGGTTTCTGCAAACACGGCTAATGTAGATAATCAAGAAGCTGTAGCTATTTTGATCAACTTCAACAAAGAAGGTGAGGTTCTTCAAGAAAATAGAGATCCGCAGTATAATATCTTAGGTGATCAACTTGCTAAAATTAATTCCGATCATGCTGGTAGTTACACAGTAAAAAGATTTACTGTTGACACAAAAGCTGGAACACCTAACAATGAATTAGTCGATATTGTCGTAGAACCCGGTTTGGGCTATGTAAATGGTTATAAAGTAGAAACTCTTGCTCCGATTAAGACTACTGTAGATAGAGGCACAAATACTCTTCAGAGGGAAGATTTTGAGTTAGGAATTAACTACGGCAATTACGTAAGAGTGAAAGAGTTTAATGGTAACTTTGCTCCTTATGATAGAGTAACGTTTGTCCACAACGGAGCAAACCAAGGATATTTCCCAGCCTCTAATACCACATTCTTAACTGCTCTGTCCTCCTTTACTCCAGCCTCTTCTAACAACGTTGGTAGAGCTTACGTTAAGTCCGTAGAGCTAGAGTCAGGAACTGCTGGTGCTCCAGATGCAGTCTATAGAATTCATCTGTTTGGTGTGGAACAATCTGCTAACGATTCCATTCAGAATGCTAGAACCATTGTCACCAATGATACTGTAAAGGGTGGCGCTGATATCATTCTAGATTCCAGTAACAATGCTGTTATTACTAGAATTGACGATCTTCCTCTTGATGGATTTGGCGAAGCTGGTGTGAGATCATATACCGATAGCACCAGCACTTTCGATAATAACTTTACAGTAAGAAAGTTTGCATCTGTAACAGACACTCTTAATGCAAACGGAAACTTGATTATTGATGTTGACGACGAGACCGATCTGTCTGGTAACAACGCAATCGGCTCCTACACAACATCTGAAGTAAACAACTTAGTAATTTCTAACGTTGGTAGTGAAATCTCTTGTAACTCTACTGGTGTTACAACTTCTTCTGGCAACGTGATTACGTTGTCTGCTGGATTTAGTGCTAACATTCATGTTGGTGATATTGTACAGATTGATTCTGGTAATAAGGTTATTGTTACCAAGATTAACTCTTCCACTGAAATTCAAACCAATATTGCTAGTACTGATACTACTGGAACGTTGAAGAAAGTTATTCCTGTCGGAAAGACCATTCCAGTCGATTCTGCAATGGTTACGACTAGTCAGTTAGACAATACTCTCATTGTTAATATTCCAATTCTTAACAATAGTAGCTGGACTGGATCGACAACAGTAAGATCTACTTATGAATTCAATGGTAGAGACTACAAGCCATTTAACAAAGATATTAAAAAGAATCTTTACAGAAGAATCAATACCTCTACCAACACCGCCAACTCTATTGGACCTTGGGATCTTGGTGTTGTAGATATTCATAAGGCAACAGGTGTTTGGATCTTATCAAACAACAATGACGGCAGCGCTAATAGCTCGTTTACTGATTCTAGTCTGACTGCTTCTTCTAACAAGATCAATGGCGGATTCTTTGAAATTGATTCTGGTCAAAGAGATCATTTCTATGACTACGCTTCCCTTCATCTGACTAACAAGGGAAGATACAAGAATATTGTTTCTGCTAACAGTACCATTGTAGTAAGATTTGATGCATTTACTGTCGATAATAACGATGGTGAAGGATACTTTACTGTAGATTCCTATCCAGCAACTTCTTCTAGAACTGCGAATACAACTACTATTAAATTTGAAGAAATTCCAAACTACATTACTAGCGGACAAGAAAAAATCGCTCTGAGAGATGTTGTTGACTACAGACCAAGACTCAACAACAAAGAAAACACAAACCTTCTTAGTGGTGTAGCTAATACAGCTTCGGTTAACGTTACTAACGTTAAGGATAAGGATTCTGCAAAGACTTCTGGTAACAGTAAGAACTCCTTCTTGATCTTTAA